AGGATCGTAACTACCGTGAACGATATGCCTTCTTCGCCACCGCCGCCCCAGTCAACAGCCAGCACGCGGTGTTTGTATTCGAGTAAATTCGCGAAACACTTCGGATCTGGTTCTTTCTTGTTCTCCCAGTCAAGCACGCACGCCGCCCGAAGTTCTGTTTCGCTGATCAGTTTCTGGCCGGCGTCGACGGATTCGCCCAAGACTTCGTTGTAGAACTGCGCCTGCGTCATGTTGCCGTAGCCTTCACGTTTGAGCAGCAACGTGTTCCACTTCTCAGGGTCCGAGAAATGCAACGGTAGAATTAACTGTGGCACGTGATACCCAGCAAACTGCCAGCGGCGATCTGGATGGCGGTGTACCCAGCGGCCTTGACGTGGATTAATCGGCTTACGACATTTAGCGCACACGGTACCCGGGTATTTCTCGCTAATGTGAATATTGAACGGGCCAATGATCGCATCGAGATCGTGATCAATGGATGGGATGTTCCAGTATTTACATGAGTCGCACGGTATAAACCATTCAGCCTGAGATGAACGTTTGTATAACCCCTCTAATGGGTTATCGACGGACTTCGGCGTGCCCGTGAAATGGCTAATGGCATAGCGTGAATAACTCATCGTTTCTTGAATGATTGGAATATGGTCCGGGTCCATATCCTGAATCTCGTCAAGCGCGATGCGGTCAGCAGACACACCGCGGACACGGTCCGCATCCAGCAACGCGAACGAGAACAGCATTAACGACTTGTTCTTGAAACTGCGCTGCAACACAGAGTTCTCAGTATCACTCCCAGCCCACTGAGATTTAATCGGTGACTGGTCGATAAATGGACGAACGTAGTTGTTCGAGAATCTGCGGATCTGCTCGTACAACGGCGTAACGTACAACGTCTTAAAAAACGGAATAGCGTTCGCAAGCACAATACCGTGCGCGGCTAATGACGTCGACTTACTCAACTGCCGGCCAGTTTTCCAGACTTGATTCTTGGGCGTGAGGACGCGGAATAAAGGAGAAAACGGGTAGTGATTATTTAGACTGTACGGCCGTCCATTAAGATTCAATACAAGCGGCAGGATCGGCTCCAAAGACGGAAAGGCATACTTGCTAGCCAACTCGCGCAACACCGCGGTTCGCTCTTTAACGGATTCCTGATCTGCCGTGTCGATAGACAGTAGGTCATTGACCAACCCGCGGATTCCCGTGTTAGGAATTTCGAGGGCTGGTGATTCGTGCGGGCTACCATCCCGCATTATTTCTTCTGGTGCCATATGGGTAAACGTGGTTTCAAGCGTTCGTATCGACCCAGACCCGACGACAATGAATTGCAGTGGCTCGAAGATGGAGCAAACCTGCTCATTCGGTTCGCCATTTTTGGCGTAACCGGCATTTTACGCGGCGTGTGCAAAATTGCCATTGGGATCATTCTGCTGTTGCACGAGGCATTTACTCGGCAACACTGACGAACGACGGCAATGCAGGTGCGGGTATACTAAAGGGTGTCCCGCCCTGCATTGTTTACACAGGAGGCTCACATGGCCCAAGTCAGTCGAAGCGCGAAACTGTACCAAGAGCGGCGGCAACCAGAATTTCCGAACACACAGCGTGGTCCGGGGTTGCAGGTCAAATTGTCAGATAATGCAGTTCACAATCTGACATTAAGCCCGCCCTACCCTAACCCCAATTACTGTGCAAATGGGAACCCAGTGACAGACACGGGCCGCACGCAAGAGTGGCCCTTTGGCGACAAGTACGCTACATGAACGATCTTAACAATTCGTTGATTCTCTATTTCTGCCTACTCATGGTCGCGGCATTTGTGTGCCTACCGATTATGGGTAGCAGCGGAATTATCCCGGTATTGGTTGCCGGCTATTTCATGCTTGTGTCCGTAAACGCAATCGGTCGCGGCGAAAGCAAAACCCGCAAATCACGCAATAAGCGCAGGTAACATATGATCAGTACATTGGATTTTGTGGCTGTAGTTTTTGCAGCCGGCGCCGTCATTGAGGTCTGGCATAAAGGATCGCTCTTCGACACAGCCCGGGCCTACACCCAAGCCGTGCAAGACATTACCCCGCCAGAATCACTAAAAGGCCGGCTGCTTGAACTGCTTAACTGCCCGTTTTGCAAGAGTTACCACGTACCGATTTATCTGCTTTTTGCACTATTGGCAGGCAACTGGGCGGGTGGTACGATTGCCGCGGTTGTTCGGGTGCTTGTCTATGGGTTGGCCGCTACACGGCTTGGAAACATCATAGACGGCCTCTTGCCCGACCGAATGAGATACATCCCTGACCCCTTTGGAGAATCGCATGGAAGCGGAGCAGACCCCGGCGCAAAACCCTGAGCGTCTCCCGTTCGACGCTGAATTCGTTCGGCACGTTGAAGGTTTCTGTAAAACCATTCTGGCCGAAATTCCTGAACTTCACGGCGTCGCGATTGTGCCACTCTGGAACAATCAGCCCGAAAATATGCCGCCCGGCTTGTTGCAGTTGCGCAATGTGCAGCCGCCGTATCTGCCCAGTCTGCTGCTGCTTCTCAAGCGGCTGGCGGCATTTAATGTCGAAGTGCAGAAGGACTTATTTGGTCAGGTAAACGTGGTCGAGCAGTATGTAGGCGAGATGGATAAGCGCATCAAAGCCCGCGTCGAAGAACTCAACCAATTAAACAAGCACCCGGAACAAAATGACCAACCAGCCCAGTGACAATTTGACGGTGACAGTAGAGATTTCGGGTGGCTCTAGCACGATTGCCGACATTTTAACGGACCAGTACGGCCACCTTGAAACTGGTGAGGCCCGCACGGCGTTAGAGTCGTACTACACCGACGGTGTCTGGAACGACGAAGAACTTGCCGAGCACTTTGAAGTCTCGCACTTCGATGAGCCGCCGTACGTGCACGTTATACGCAAGTCTGACGGGTGTCGTGGCACGCTCATGTTTCTTTCCAGTCCGCGATTCTATTTCTCTTTCAACGCAGAAAGCGGTACCAATGTCACAGGACCGACATGAGTATGACACGGGCGCTGTGCGCAGCGCAGATTGCGATCAGGTGCGCTACGACTTGATCACGCCCATTGGTCTGCGCGCACTGGCAAAGACATATGCCGAAGGCGCGGAGAAGTTCGGCGCGTGCAACTGGGAGAACGGCATGCCAGTCACAGACCTTTTGAATCACGCAATTGCGCATATTTACAACTTCTTGTCGGGAGATCGTGCAGAAGATCATCTCGGGCACGCTGCTTGGAATGTGCTTGGAGCCATCCACTCGCTGGAGAAATGGCCGGATCTCAACAAGGGGTTGCTGCGCGGTCCCGGCTGTTCTGCGCCACCTGTAGCCGTAGCGAGCGCAGTGACGCCTTCGGCTCCGCAATGCACACCAACCGCCGACGGGTTAGAAGCGTTGCGGGCGGCACTTGAGCAGGCTAAGTAGTTCTCTATTTAGCGATATTTCAATCGTTTAGGCCCCGGCAATAGAAAAAATTGCCGGGGTCTTGTTTTTCGTTTTCAACAACGTATTGTGAACTTGTCCGACGAGTTGGAGCGGTTCCAACTGCGGGCATGAAGGAGATAGGTATGGCAAAAAAAGTAGCGACTGGCGGAATCGTCAGTCCTGCAAACTTGTGGGGCAAGCCGCTTCCGCGGACCCCCAACAAACCCACAGCCACAGAAGGAAAGGTCGCACGGATGCTTCCAGACGAAGAAGAGATCGACTCGGACGTCGACGCGGAACTTGAAGAAGATGAGCCCACTGAGGCTGAACTTGCTGAAGAAGATTCCGTAGAAGATGAAGACGAGGTTTCAACTGTCGAGGCCCGCGGCGACGATGAAGATGACGACGACGCCGACGAAGACGACGAGTTTGAAGCCGAAGAAGGCGACGATGACGATGCTGACGCCAGCGACGTTGCTGACGACGGCGAAGAAGACGATGTCGACTCCGCAGTGGATGTCGATGAAGTTCCAGTGTCGGCTACTACCAAGGCCGGCACCCCACCAAAGGTGACGAAGA